TTATTCGAGTTGAATAATGCAGCTTGATAGTTTCCTCAAGTCAAAGATTCGTTGGCACCTGGGATATAACTCCACTTCAATCCCTGCTGGTGATCTAGCACGACTTGAGGAAGCACTCAACAACGTACCAGATTCTTTCTGGTATCAGAAATTAGTCGAACAAGTCAGCCGGTGCGATGAGGCAGAAAAGCGCACCGATATGACTGGTAGTGCAAATAACTTTGCTGTACCTCGGAACCGTTTAGAAAATATTGCTGGTGACGTTGATCGTACTATTACAACGACTGATTTCAAAGAAACACTTAAAACCTGGACGGAGATTTATCTGTATGAAACTGATCGCTTAGCTCTTCATCTGTACGTCGCTAATTATAGAAACCCTATGCAAGCCCGCTATCGCTTCGAGCGGGAAGGCGCTGAATTCATTCAAGCTTTACCTGGACCTGCAGACGTTGCTGTTGGAACCCGTTTCTACTTTGAGTACAACTTCCGGTAATTCAATGTCTGAGCTGCGCCAGCGATATGAACAACTCCTTCAGCGTCCTGAAGTACGTTCTCTTCTGAATACTATTCGGTATGCAGAGGGTACTCCAGGAGAAGCAGGTTATCGCACCATGTTTGGTGGAGGCAAGTTTGATACCTCTAAAGGCTGGAGACATCCTGATACTGTTGTAAAAACTTCTGGCTACGCTAGTGCTGCTGCTGGCGGCTATCAATTTTTACCACCAACTTGGCAAGGCACTGCTAAACAGTTAGGGCTTACTAGTTTTGATCCTAAATCACAAGATCTTGCTGCGTTATACCTTATTGATAAAAAGCGTGGCGCTTTAGATCCATTCCTTAAAGGAGAAAAATTTGGAACTGTTATTAACAAGCTTGCTCCAGAGTGGGCTTCCTTGCCAACATCTAGTGGCGGGAGCTACTACGGGCAGCCTTCTAAATCAATCGGTGACCTGTTTAAATACTACGAAAAACAAAAACAACAAGTTGCAGGAACCACCCAGCAGCAACAAACGCAACCTACTCCACAAACGCAAGCAACGACTCAGCAAACCAGCGGTTTACCCAACATTAATATTTTTGTAAGTGGAGGCGAAAAGCAAACTGAACAAAAAAATATCTTTCAGCAATTTCTTGAGAAGTTTAGCCGTGGTGTAAAAGCAAGACAGCAGTCTTCTCTTTTAGATAACCCCATGGAGATGGCACAGCAAATAACAAATGTGCCTCGTGTTGATTACTTTAATTGATCATGGCAGGCATTATTCAAACGGGTTACATTGCAAAACCGGGGGAAGACATTTTTCCTACTACTGGCCCGCATCTTGATGTCCGGGTTAAAAAGGGCGGTCAATATATTGATCCTGCAACCTGGCGCACTGGCTTGCAAAATCTATTAGTTGGTGAACAAAAAACTCCTCTGTATTCTCAAACTAAAGATGGATTCAAGCCGAGCTTTACAGTTACTTCTCCTTTTGGACAACGTAAATCCCCTACTGCTGGTGCCTCAACGTTTCATCGTGGAATTGACTTTGGCATTGCTGGCGGCACACCTTTATATTGGAAAGGTGCAGGAGCTTTCAAACCTGGTAACGGTTTAGGAACAATTCAGACTCCAGAGGGCTATGAAATTGAATTACTACATACTAAGGGGGGTAAAGAAGCCAGCTTAATGGCTGATCAACAGACACCTCAAGTTCCTGTAGCTCCACCGCAGCAACCTGCTTCTACTGATGCTCCTCAATCTATCAACATCTTTTTAAATGTTGGCAAAGGAGAAAATGAAGAAGAAAGAATTAGCCCTCAGGATCAATTAAAGAAGTTTATTGCTGAAAATTTCTTAGCAAAACGTGAGTCAGAATTTGATCCTATGCAAATGGCGCAGGCTATTACTAACGTTAAACCTAGAAACTATTTTGCATAATGGCTTACACTAAACCAGAATTAAGGGAGCGCCTTAAAGATAAAATCATGGCTGGCTCCAGTGGAGGTAAACCTGGTCAATGGAGTGCTAGGAAAGCACAACTACTGGCACAACAATACAAAGAAAAAGGTGGTGGCTATCGTGGAGAGAAAACAGAGAAACAGAAATCTCTAAAACGTTGGGGTGAACAAAAGTGGATGACCCGCAAAGAATACGAAAAAAAGAAAAATGGTTGATAAAGCAATTGAACCGGGTCAAAAAGAAACCGAGCGTTATCTTCCAGAAAAAGCCTGGGCAAAACTATCATCAGAGGAAAGACGTCGTACCGATGAAAAAAAACGCCGTGAATCTCGAACTGGTAAACAGTTTGTAGAAAACACTGAATCTGCTAAAAAAGCTCGACGCGCTGTTGAGCTTGCTACTAAACGCAAGTCATGATTAATCCATTTGAAGATCGTCAAGAAGAATTTCCCATAGTTGGTCGAGGCCTTGGTTATATTCGTGGTGATGAAACGCCAGGCATTCGTCCAATGCCAGGTGATTATGAAATTGGCAATCAACCTCTTCCTGGCGATTACCGGATGGCAGGTAGCAAAATCAAAGGGATGGCTCAGTATGATCCTATGATCTTTAAAAAGCTCTTTGCTTAGAGTTGCGCTACAATAGGTTTAGCAGTTGAATTGTTAGCAAGTGGCAAGTACCGCAACCAATAAGTTACCGGCGATGATTGATCGCCCGTTACTAAACAGCACTCTAGTAACGGTTGCATCTGGTCAGCTATTTTCTACTAGCTTGGTACCTACTGCTGTTGGTAATGCTACCAATATTCTGGATATTGACACAAGTTTGACAGATACATCTGTTAGTGGTGCCTACATTGATGAGATCTGGATTCGTTATAGCAAAGAGCGTAATATCTTTTTAGATGCACAAAGTCCTGTAGCTGCAACATATTCTGCAGATTCTACCGATGTTGTTGTTACGATTGCTGCTGGTCACAACATTAAAGTTGGTGAAGAAGTTTATTTAGATTTTACAAGTTATAGCTCAGGTACCAATCCAATTGATTTAAGTACTACAGTTACAGATATTACTAGTACCACTTTTACTGCTACGATTCCTAGCGTTTCTGGTCCAATTACCGGTAACGTAAATGTTTATGCACCAATTAACATCGGTTTCTATGTAGTGGCGGCTAGCAGTATTACAAATACCAATCAGTTTTTTCCTCTGTTTACTGTTTCTATTCCTACAACAAGTACTGGACAAAACTATAGTTTAACTCTTGATCAAACTCTACCGTTAATTAATCACCCTGTTCCTCACGCAGGTGCTAACTTTGGTTCCGCTAATAATCTGATTGCACCTAAAAATCGTGGATTAGTTCTGCAACGTGGGCAAGCACTTTATGCAGCAGTAAGCGGAACTACATCTTTAACAAATGGTTTTTATATTAACGTTCAAGGCGGATACTACTAAGTCATGAAAGATATAGATAGCTGGTCACGAGAACAAAACTACCTTAATTGGCGACGTACTGTTGACCTAGCTAACCAATGGCGACGTATGTTAGAAGTGCCTGAAGTAGATTATCCGTATCCAGGAGATCCTAGAAGTAGATTATCATTAAATGCCCCGGCGTAAAGAAAGTTTTGGCGGACGCTTCGATGCCAGCTTTAAAACTTTTTCTGACAAAGTTAATAAACAAGCGTTAAAGCAAGACTTCAAAGCCTCAAATCCTTTTGATTTCGAGCCAGCTAATCCAAATGAGATTAGTCGGATTCGTTTTTATAATCACGACTCCATGTGGAATCGCTGGAGACGTGGCTATGAGTTATATACACTCACTCAAACAGTTTTAGGAAGCAGCGCAAAAGGCCGTAATACTCGCGGCGATTTCAGGATGTATTGCGCTTTCCAGCAGTTCCCAGGAGTTTTTATTCCTGCAAGAATGTTTACATTTCCCAGTACTCATAGTGAGATTGGGGAGCAAATGGTTGGCATACGTGATGTCAACTCTTTTAATTTTTACAATTTTGGTTTGCCTATTCTTGGTATTCGCTATATGCAAACAGCGAATACAGGAACTTACTCTCAAATTGGAACTACAATTACAGTCACTATTTCTGATCACGGTTATGAGATAGGTGACTCGGTTTATCTAGATATGACAAGTGGTGCTGGAGTTGATGAAACCTTAACAGTTACTGGCACTACGCAGAATACGTTTACCTGTGTTGCCTCTGCAGCTGTTACTGCTTCTGGTAATGTTTCTGTTGAAAAAGTAACTGTATTTACAGATCCTGAATGGACAGAGTTACGTGTCCGTATTCGTTCTATTCCAACTCCAGTAACCTTTTTTGCAGGTGAAAGATTAGTTGATCGGGTTATTGAAAGAGATCCTGGCTTATTTTCTACTTATTCCAGGACAAGTTCTACAGTTACCGTTACCTGTAGTTCAGCACACGGGCTTTCAACTGGCAATGAAATTTTTATAGCGGTTACAAGTGGCAATGTACCATCTGGCTTATATGTTATTACTGTTTTAAATTCAACACAATTTACACTTGAAACTCTTGCAAGTGGTAGTACAGCTGGAACATTAATTGTTAACCGAAGAATCCGTGGATTTAATTACAATGATTATGTAGGTTATACCGTTACTGGTGTAGATCTTTCTACCAATGAAATTTTATTCCAGAGAACAGATAGTTATGGAACGCGTATTTTTGATCCAGTAACTAATCTTCCTGCTGCACAGGGTACGCCAAAAACAGTTGTTCCTGCTCATCGTGGTTTTGAGGTGGGTCGCTATCTAACCACAGAGATACGTTATCAATGTACTTGCCAAGATTATTTAAAGCGAGAAACGTTTAATTTCTATAAAGAGCAACAACGCCGTAAGTTTCCTAACACAAAAGCAGGATCTGTTCGCCCTGGTTTTAACTTGGATCGCAATGGAAACTTAATTGAAACTAGAGATGATATAGGCGTTTATTCCGACTTTGGTTATCTGGTGGTTAACAATTTTTACCAGTTACCTAGCTACGAGGATGCTGCTGATCAATCACGTCCTTTATTGGCCTACTATCAGCTTCGCTGGTGCAAACATATTTATGCTGCCATGTGGTCTATTGTTCATGATGAGGGCAACGATCCTCTAAATCTTTCAGGAACTTATAGTCAAAGTGGTGTGAATATTACCGTAAGAACTGATGAGCCCCACGGTTTAAGCTTAAATACCCGCATTAATCTTGAGTTTACAAGTGGTGACGCTCTTAATGGAGAGTACATTGTTAGTCAGGTTATTGATGTTAATACCTTCGCTATTATCTATCCTTTCCAAAAAACAACAGGTGGCTATTGTTTAGTTAAGAACTTAACGCCACATGAATATGTAAATACCTGGTTGCTTGAACCTAATGACCCACCCATCGGTCAGATGGCTGAACTACTTAATAAAAAGATTGAAAAAGAAAATGGTGCACTTAAAAAAGCAGCAGAACGCCTAGCTATGATGGGCTACGGGGTGCCTTGGACTGGCGCTAAATCAATTAGTGGAGATCGAAATCAACCGACTCAGGTTGCCAACTTTGACCCCAATCTGGTAACCCTGATGGTTACCGATAACCTTAGGCGTAATGCTGATTACGATCCTAATGATCCCAATAGTGATCGGTTTAGTTTTACGGGTACACCGTTGAATACGACAACGACTATGCTGACCGTAATGCAGAAAATGTTTAATATTGACATGACTTTAATTGAAGCTGCTAAATTTGGTATGCTTGATCAACCGCTAACTGATTACGCATCTGATTTTAGATTTGGTGAAATTGATTGTGGCACTTATCTCAATGGCAATCCAGCAGACTATAATCCAACTACAGGTATTCGTACTTCAGATCTTTTAGACTGTGGTACTTATGTCAACGGTGTTCCGACAACGCCTCCATTTACTCAGATTGATTGCGGTATCTACATTAATAACTAATGGCTGTTCAAATCCTACGGCTGCGCTCTAGCCTCCTTTATGACCGTGTGTTTCCCAGTCGTCTTGGGGACGGTGAAATAGCGCTTAATACAAATGCTGTTGAGCCGGGTCTTTACTTCCGTGATAGCAGTGGTTCTCCAAATCTCATTAAGGTTGGTCCTATTCATGTAAGTACTACGGCTCCAAACCTAACTCCCACTGGCTACACACTTCTTGGTAAGGGAGAAAGCTGGTTAGATAAAGCAAGTACAGAGATCTTTAAGATTTATGATGGCAGTAGCTGGCAAGTTCCTAAAGCTGTTGCTTCTACTTCTGCCAGTGGTTTTCCATCAAGTCCTATTGATGGCCAGCTTCACTATGATAAATCAATACCTGCTCTTTATATTTACAACAATACTTCTGCTAGTTGGGTTGCTGTTTAAATCTTGTGGTTGATCATGTGATCCCAAATGCGATCTAGCTTTTGGTGGACTGCTTGCATCTCCCGTAGGAAATCTTGCTTTAGTACATAATCACGAATTATTGTATTCTCTAGCTTGTCATAATTGTGTTCAATTTTTTGAAAACGTTCATTTAGCTTGTCATTGAAAGCTGATAATGATCTAGATAATCCAGTGAATGCTGCAAGACCGGCTGTAATTGCAGCAATAATGACTTCGGGCGTCATCAAAATATTTTTAACACTTGTTCTATTCTAAAGGATGGAACGATTTAGAATATAATTTAGGAAAGGTTGGATTTGTGGCTACCGGATACGAACCAAATATTGAAGGTGCTCTAGCCGTCCTTGTTGACTTAATGATCGGAGAAGGTGTAACTATGGCTCGTGAACCTTATGCACCTAACTTTCGTGGTCTTGTTGATGCGCTAATTGACCTTAAGGAAGGGTTTCCAACCAGGCAAGCTGGTAGCCTGGAGATTGATCTTGTAGCAGGAGAAACAATTTCACAGGCTCAAGCTGTTTATATCAATACAAGTGATGGTGAAGTTTATAAAGCAACTGCTGGTGGAACAGTTGATGAAGCTACTGTTTTAGGTTTTGCAAAAGAAAACAAGAATGCTGGACAAGTCATCAGTATTCAAGTTGGCGGTGTTCTATTAGTTTCAGGTTTAGATGAAGGAGAAATTTATTTCTTATCTGCTGTTAGTCCAGGTTCTATTACACTGACGCCGCCTTCTACTGCTGGTCAATTCGTAACCAGAGTAGGAGAAGCAGGTAGCACTGCTCAGTTGTGCATTAAACCTGAGGTTCCTATCCTCTTAAGCTAAGACAATGGCAACACGTAAAGCTATAGCCCTAGTCAATGGTTATCTAGAGGAGGTTAATACTCCAACAGATAAACTTGATTTCGCTGGGAATACAACAACTGATCTAACAGAAGGTACCAATCTTTACTATTTAGATAGCCGTGCTCGTAGTGCTATCTCTGTCACTGATAGTGGTGGAGATGGTTCACTTACTTATGACAACAGCACAGGCGTTATCACCTACACTGGGCCATCTGCAAGTGAAGTTAGGGCACATTTAAGTGTTGCTGTTGGCTCTGGCCTCACATACAACAGTGGTACCGGTGAGTTTGGTACCAATGCAATTCCTAATGCACAGCTTGCTAATAGCACTATTACGCTTGGCAGCACGCTTATTAATCTAGGTGACACTAAACTGACGCTTGCTGGCTTTACTTCTATTGATGCTGGACAGTTCAACGTAACAGGAGCCGGTGTCCAATTTGAAGGTGCTACTCCTGATGCATTTGAAACTCTTCTAGAGGCGGCTGACCCAACAGCTGATCAGGTTATTACTTTGCCTAATGCAACAGGTACGGTTGCTTTGCTTAATACCATTAGTGCAACTACGACTGGTAGTGGCTATGGTTCTTTAACTTACAACAGCAGCACTGGTGTCTTTGATTTTGCTGTTGTTACTGATAGTAATATCCGTGGTGCTATTTCTGTTACAGATTCAGGAGGCGATGGATCTTTAACCTATGACAACAGCACTGGAGTCATTACTTATACAGGTCCTTCTGCCAGCGATGTTCGTGCGCATTTTAGCGTTGCAGTTGGTTCTGGCTTAACATATAACAGCGGTACTGGCGAGTTCGGAACTAGCAACATTCCCAATAGCCAACTACAAAATTCCAGTGTCACAGTAGGTTCTACTGCTATTGCTTTAGGCAGTAGTGCAACTACAATTGCCGGTTTACTTTCTGTCACCTCAACTGCTATTATTACTGATGACAGTGGATTCCGTGTTCGTAATAACTCTGATACAACAAAACAAATAGCATTAGATGTCTCTGGAGTAAGTACCTCCACCACTCGCACCCTTGCTGTTCCGGATAGCAACGGTACAATTGCAACAGAAGATTTTGCTACTGCTGTTGCAATTGCATTAGGATAGGATCATGGCAACACAAGTACAATTTCGTCGCGGTACAACAGGTGAGACCAGTACGTTTACTGGTGTAACAGCTGAGGTTACTGTTGATATAACTAAAAATGTTTGTGTTGTACACGACGGTTCTACGCCAGGGGGTTTCCCTTTGCTTCGTCAAGATGGTGTCAATATGGCACTGTCTCCTGGCAGCCTTTCTAGCTGTGCCTTAAAGTTTGCTTCTGATCCCAATACAGGAATCATCAGCACTGGTCCCGATCAAATTGCAATTGTAACTGGTGGCGTTGCTAGAGCTACAATAGATTCATCGGGTACCGCAACCTTTGCCAACAACGTTACCATTACAGGAAGTCTAACTGTGAATGGTTCTTTTACCTCAACTGACAACCTCGCTCTTATTGTTGCTTTAGGCTGATATGGCAAATACATTTAAAAATGACACTAAGTCCAGCCTGGTGACTGCTGCTATTACTGATCCTTCGGCAACTGTTGTTACTGCAGGTGGTACAGCAACTTTAATTATTCTCAGCGTTCTAGCATCAAACAAAACTGGTACCAGTGCTGATGTTGATGTCTATATTGATAAGAGCACTGGCGACGATGTTTATTTAATTCGCAACGCACCTGTTCCTGCTGGCTCTACTTTGGAAATTATCAATGGTAACAAAGTGATTATGGAGGCTAGTGATAAATTACAAGCTAGGTGCGGTACAGCAACTGCTGTTGATTTAACTGTTAGCTATCTTGAACAAACGCCGTAATATCAAATGGCGCTTACAAAAAATAACACTAGCAATAGTCTAGCTAATGAAGTAGCCTTTTTAAAAGAGCGGGTTGAGTTGCTTGAAGCAGTTCTTAGAGAAAAAGAGATTTTAAATGAAACTGAAGATTCGTGGGATATTATTCGTGCAAAGCGAAATTATTTACTTAAAGCAACTGACTGGACACTGACCCCAGGATCTTCTTTAGATCAAGCCCAATGGGCTGCTTATCGTCAAATACTTCGTGATCTTCCACAAACTTACACTAATTGTGAAGATGTTGTGTGGCCTAAGCAACCTTCTACTGCTGGACCCAATACAAATCCGGTAGAATAATACTAATAGATTTATTTTGAAGCCGTGAGTTACATCGGGAATCAACTACAGACTGCTTTTCCCTCTTATCTCAATATTGACGATATTAGTGGATCCTTTGACGGTATAACGACTTCATTTGCTCTTACCGTTGGTGGCGTTGCTCCTATTCCAGCACCTGCTAGTTCTAATCAATGTTTAATTTCTGTTGGAGGCGTAGTTCAACGTCCAGATGACAGTGGCACTGAAGGCTTTCTTTTAAGCGGCGGCAATATTGTTTTCAGTTCCGCTCCTACTGGGGGTGATGATTTCTTTGGTGTAATTCTTGCTGGTGCTGATTATATTAACGTAGGTGTTAATTATCCTAGTGGCACAGTTACTACTCCAAGTATTACCTTTAATACTGATTTGGATACCGGTATTTACAATCCAGGATCTAATCAGCTTGGTATTACAACAGGTGGTACAGCCCGTTTAATTATTGATGCAAACGGTCAACTTCTTGCTGGATCTATTGGTTCTGCATCATCTCCAACTTTTACATTTAATTCAGATCCTAACACCGGCATCTATTCTCCCGGCGCAAATCAAGTAGCCATCTCGACTAATGGCACTGGGCGGTTGTTTATTAGAAGCGATGGGAATGTTGGGCTAGGAAATGCCAGTAATCCCGCTTACCTTCTTGATGTAAGTGCTGCAAGTGCAATAATTGGAAACTCAACACCAAATGGCGTTTTAACCATCGGGGCGCAGACCGGCCTAAGCTCTGTAACTACTTTACGGGGATCTTCTTACATTTCAGCCGAAACATATTCCGGCTCATGGCAAGAACGCGCCCGCATCGACAGCTCCGGCAGATTAGGTCTGGGGACTTCGAGTGCTGTTGCGCCTCTTACTGTCGTTGCAGCTTCCAACAACACCGACATTGCCGTGTTTAACGGCAGCACTGGCACCAGTCGCGGCCTGAAGCTGAGCACTGGCGTTAATTTTAATACCGACGCCCTTGTTATCTATGACGCACAGGAGGCTACTTACGGTGCCCATCTATTTAGGACACGTGGCACTAACGCTTTATTCATTGACCAGTCACAGCGCGTAGGGATTGGCACTACTTCGCCTAGCGCGAGTCTCCACGTATCTGGCGGGACAACTGTTGCGATCCTACAGAGGACAGGGGCTAATGCTTGTCAAATTAACGTAGGCGACAGCAACTTAAGCAATATATATTACGATGCAGATGCTCATATCTATCGTTCAGGCTCTGGTACAGAACGCGCTCGCATCGACAGCTCCGGCAGGCTAGGTCTGGGGACTAGTAGCCCTAGCGGAACACTTGATGTTGGTGCGGTTGCCGGTGCCGTCACGTCTGGCGACTTGATTGTTACTACTGGAAGCACAACGGCCGCTGTAACGGTCGGTAGGATTAGCTCCACCGGAGGTGACAGTACTACGTTCAGAGTAAGAAACCGCGTCAATTCAACTGTTTTTGTGGTTGATGGTCCGACAGAGAGAGTAGGGATTGGCACCCCGAGTCCTAATAGACTTCTTGAAGTAAGTGGATCTGGTACGTCGACGAGGCTGACAAGCAGCACCAATACAAGCACTCTTGAGTTTTCCACGCCCGGCGGTTTTGCTTACATAGGCTCCAAAGATGGACCTAATGTTTATGTAGAAACAAACGGTAGTGAACGCGCCCGAATCGACAGCTCCGGCCGTGTAGGGATTGGCACTCAGACGCCTCAAGAGTTGCTTGATCTTTACAGCACAGGAAATACAACACTGCGAATTAGTGGAAGTTCGGGTGGGGGTTCTGATGTTTCCCAAATTGATTTTTTCCGTATTGGATCCAACGTTTCAGCATCGCTGAAGGCTCTTCGTGGCGGTGGTAACAG